CGGAGAAGCCAAACAACTTACGCGGACGGGCATTGGACTTTGTTGTTCTTGACGAGTTCGCTGATATGCGACCTGAGACTTGGAGTGAAGTAATACGTCCTAGCCTGAGCGACAGGGGAGGCAGTGCGCTATTCATAGGCACACCGAAGGGGCGCAACCATTTCTATGATCTCTGGGCTTCAGGATTGAACGGAGCGGAAGGTTGGGACAGCTTCCAGTACACAACACTAGATGGCGGCAACGTCCCTCCAGAGGAAATTGAGCAAGCCAAACAAGACTTAGATGAGCGTACTTTTAAGCAAGAATACGCCGCTGAATTTGTTACCTACAGCGGATTGATATATTATGCATTTAGTAGAGAGCTATCAGTTCAGAAGGTAGAGGATAACAGCGGAACTTTGCACATTGGCATGGACTTTAACCTTGACCCAATGAGTGCCGTTATATGCCTTAGACATGGGCAGGACTTACTGGCGATAGATGAGATTGTGATGTTTGGGTCTAACACAGATGAAATGGTATCGGAGATTAAGACGAGATATCCTGATCGCCATATTATTATCTACCCTGACCCTGCATCAAGACAGCGCAAGACGAGCGCAGGTGGTCGAACAGATTTGTCGATCCTACAGAACGCAGGATTCAGCGTTAAGGCTAAGAAGCAACACCCACTGGTTCGGGATAGAATCAATGCGGTGAACAGTCGGTTACTTGCAGGTGACGGGGAGCGGCATCTATTGATAAGCCCCAAGTGCAAGCAGACGATTAAGAGTTTAGAGCGACAGACTTACAAGGAGGGAACTAGCATACCCAACAAAGACGGGCTTGATCACATGAATGATGCGATAGGCTATCTAGTTGAGTACCTTTTCCCCATCCGAACCGATTACGAAGTGCAACAGCCTACTAGGTGGACATAAATGGACATTGAAAACAAGCATCCCAGTTACGAAGAAAACGCCTCCAGATGGGAGTTCTTTTTGCGGAGCTACATGGGCGGCAAAGACTATATTGACGGGAGTTACCTTACCCGCTACCAAGCAGAAGAAAAGGACGAATACTCTCGCAGACTCGACCTCACTCCGATGGACAACCACTGCAAGAACATTGTGCATATCTACAGTTCGTTCTTATGGCGAGTGCCACCCACAAGGGCGTTCAACTCACTGAATAATAACTACGCGCTAGAGCCATTCCAGAAGGATGCTGATCTGGACGGTAGGTCGTTCGACTCGTTCATGCGGCAAGCGCAAGTCTGGTCTAGCGTATACGGACACGTTTGGCTGATGGTTGATAAGCCTAAGTCTGAAGCCGCTACCAAGGCTGACGAACTAGAGCAGGACATTCGACCTTATATGACGATGTTTACGCCAGAGAACGTATGGGATTGGAAGTATGAGCGCACCCCGTCAGGACGGTTTAAGCTCGTCTACTTAAAGCTAAGAGAGTCGGTGGAGCGCATAGACGATACTAGTACGGAAACGTATTTTAGAATCTGGACTGAGGAAACCATTAGCACAGTCAAGGTTACGGATGGAGGCGAACCAGAACCCGTTGATTCAATGGATAACGCACTGGGAAAGATACCTGCTGTATTCCTACCTGCGCAACGGTCAGTCGTTAGAGGAATCGGAATCAGCGACCTATCCGATGTGGCTTATATGCAACAGGCGATATACCAAGAGCTATCCGAGATTGAGCAACTGATTCGTATCAGCAACCATCCTACACTCGTAAAAACGTATGATACAGACGCTAGCGCAGGAGCAGGAGCTATCATTAACCTGCCTGACGATATGGATGGAAACCTAAAGCCTTACCAGTTACAGCCTAGCGGACAGAACCTAGACGCAGTGCGCGCCTCCATTAGCGACAAGGTAGAGGCGATTAACCGTATGAGTCACATGGGAGCAGTACGCGGTACGCAAGCCATGACTCAATCAGGTGTTGCTATGCAGACTGAGTTCCAGATGCTGAATGCGAAGCTGTCAGAGAAAGCTGACATACTTGAGCTAGCGGAGGAGCAGATATGGAATCTGTTTTGCGCGTGGCAGGACATCACCCCAGACGTTGAGGTTTTCTATCCAGACGCATTTGATCTGAGGGACTATGATAAAGAGCTAATGTTCCTTCAGCAGATGAGAGCGGCAGGTGTGAAGTCCGTTACCCTAGCCCAAGAAGTCGATAAGAAGATTGCAGACCTGATACTTGACGATGCCAACCTAGCGAAGGCTCACAATGAGATCGAAGAAAGCACCAAAACTGTCGGTGACTTCTCAGATAAGACGCAGATATACAGCTATCACATTGACGCAGGTGTTGTAACGCCCAATGAGGTACGAGAGAAGATCGGTCTTAGTGACGTTGAGGGCGGTGATAAGATGATCGAGAAAGAGGAAACCACAAATAGGCAACCCTAATGGCGGCAGATTCTAAGCACGTTGAATACATTGGCAAGCTGACAGACGCGCATCAGGAGAGGCTAGCAGATTCTCTGGTTAAGCTAGAGAGCAGGATAGCCAACCTAGTAGCAGAAGCTCCTTTGAGAGAGGGGGCTTTGTTCGATCTTGAGTGGGCGGTAAACGCAAGGAAGGGATTACGAGAGGCTATCAATGAGGAATACCTATCTCAGGTAGACTCTATTGTCGGTGATTACAGCGGCGTTGCGTCACGCGCTACAAAGATGCTAAAAGAGTACGGAGATTTTACAGACCTCGATCCGACTGTAATAAGCAGACTCAAGAAGCTAACCTTTCAAGGGTTCGAGGAGGTTGGTGATCAGTACCTAGATGCAGTGGCTAAAGAAGTCTATTCTATGACCTTAACAGGCACATCGTTTGCAGATGCCGTGACTAACGTGAAGCAGGTCGTTAGCGGTGGCATGGCTAAACACGCATCCCAGATGGTTCACGATTCGCTAAACCAGTTTAACGCCTCTGTCCATGTCGGGATCGGCAAGCAAGCAGGTGCTACCAAATGGAAGTATGTGGGCAGTGCTGACAGCGCAAATAGGTCGCACTGCGCAAAGCACGTTGGGAAGGTTTACACCGAGGAAGAAATTGCCGATAAGTGGAGTGGCACTTGGGCGGGTAAAGCGTCAGGAAGCCCGTTTGTAGTTCGCGGCGGGTTTAATTGCCGCCATCATTGGAGACCTGTGTTTGATGAGTTCGCGGAAGATGAAGAAGAAACGGTAGCGGAACAGCCACCCACTAACGCACCCAAGTTATACAAAAAAGAGGAAGCCGAGAAAAGGCTGACTAAGAAATTTAAGAAGATGGACAAAAGGGAGCTTGAGGTAAGCGGAAAGGTCGCAAAGGACTGGAGCACCTACCCTGAATCGCAAAATGGCGTACCCCAAGTTCGCTTCCGACCAAGCGGTGCAACTCGGGCTAATTGGGTGGAAAAGGCAAGGACAAGATTGGATTCACCATCTAAGATTGCGAATAGAGGATTCAGCCCTGAACTGCAATCGGCTTTAATTGGAACGCTAAAGGAAACCGAGAAGCTGTCAAAGCGGTTCAAAGTCCCCAACATCAGAGGCACAGACTACGTTGCAGGTGAAGCGGCAATGGCAATGGGTGATGGCATACTGAGCGTAAGCAAGAAATACAACAACCCCCTCGCCAAGCAAGCCTACGCGAATAAAGAGAAAGCCCGAAAGGATTTAAAGCTAAAGATTGCAAAGCGCAGACAGCTTGAAGATGAATACGATAAAGTTCAAGAACTGGCTCACAAACTGGAAGCGAAAGTTGATTGGGAGCTTGGTGGTTTTGATGAGGTACGGGCAACCCAAGCGCACAAGGAATACAGTAAGGCAAAGCGGAATGCAAGGAAGGTGGCTGATGAATATAACATAGCAAGCACTGAAATCGCTGAGTTATCAAAGATGGTTCGGGGCTATGAGCCTAGCGTGTATTCAAAGAAAAACCTCAATGCGCCATTACCCACAACTACTATCGACTACTGGGAAGAACCAATAGACCGAATCAGGGCGCAGGTTATCCATGAATACGGGCACTTGGTTCATCAGGAATACAACCGAATTGGATTTAAAAACGCTAGATTGGAATACTTGATTGATGATATGTTCAAGGAATTGCCTGATAAATGGTTTCCAAGCGTGTATTCCAAGAAGAACGGGGTCGAATGGTGGGCTGAAAACTTTGGTGCATACAATATGGGGCGTAAGGACTTGGTTGACGATAGGCTGAAGAAGGTATTTGACGCAATAGCTAAATCAGAAACGCGAATTGACATAGCCGAACTGTATGAATTGGTTGGCTTGAAAAGTAATCTACTCTAAGGAGAGCGAAATGGCAGAACCAGAAATGAGCAAGGCGTTGGCTAAGGCTTTTGAGCTATCAGAAGCCACTACGCCAATGACTGACGAAGTTGTAGGTATTATTGAGGCTCTAGCAGATAGTGCGCCAGAGGAAGAACGGCAAACTTTCGGAATGATACTTGAGGGAGTATGGCTAGATATGGCTGACATGGGAACTGAAGAAGGAGCGAGAAACGGCTAAGAAAATGTATGTTAAACTATCAATTCACCAACACTCTTTTAAGAGGTGCGCAACATGAGCGAGGAAACAATCATGGAAACCGTAGACCAAGCTGAAACTGAGACAGCGGCAACAGAAACTCAGGCAAAGACATTCTCACAGGAAGAATTAGACCGCATTGTTGCTGATCGCGTAGCGCGAGAACAACGCAAGTTCGATAAGAAGCTGAATGGCGTTAATCTGGATGAAGCTAAGGAGCTTATCCAACAACGCAATGACGCAGAGGTTGAACAGCAGAAACAGCGTGGCGAGTTCGATAGCATCCTGAAGCAGACTGTCGAAAAGAAAGATGCTGAGATCAGCGGTTACAAGGCTAAGCTACAGTCCACCCTAGTAGATGGGGCATTGACTACAGCGGCAAGCCGTAATAACGCAGTTGATACAGCGCAGGTATCATCACTACTCAAAGGCAATACAAGGCTGTCTGATGATGGGACAGTTGAAGTGCTAGACGCTAACGGCACACCGCGTTACAATGACAGCGGTGATTTGTTATCTGTCGATGAGATGGTGACAGAGTTCCTTACTGCAAACCCGCACCACGTTCGCGCTAGTACAGGCGGCTCTGGAAGCGTAGGTAACGCAGGTGGCTCTACGCAGAAGCCTCAATCTGTGGAATGGATGGTCGAGAACTGGAGTAGTGGCGGCAAAGAAGCATACGCCAAAACGAAACGGAGATGACCTAATTAATTTTTCTTTCTATTTTTTGAGGTAATTTATCATGGCGGCTACAACCACCAGTACACTTAGCGATTTATTCGTTAATATCGTTGCTCAGGCTCGATTCACAGCCGAGGAGCAATCACTAATGCTCGGACTTGTTCAGCAGTTTGATATTGCGGGAACGTCTGGGACAACTATTCAAGTACCTAAATACCCTGCCATTGCATCGGCAGATTTAGTGGAAGGCACTGATTTAAGTTCTTCTACTGTTACAACTACTTCTGTCAGCATTGCTGTGAAAGAAGTTGGCGCGCAAGTTGTTCTTACCGACCTTGCGGCTATGGGTTCAGGCAATCCTGCTCAAGAACTTGGTACTGCATTGGGTAACTCCATTGCCACCAAGATTGACCAAGACCTTATTGCCTTGTTCTCTGGATTTGGTACTAGCTTTGGCTCGGCAGGTACAGAGTTAACTGGCTCTAGGTTCTTCCAAGCGGCGGCTACTCTGCGGAACAATAAAGTAACAGGCGATTTGTACGCTGTTATTAATCCACTGGCGGCATACGCTATGAAATCTAACTTCACCAATACCTTTGGAAATGACGGTGCTTTGGTTGGGTCAGATTTGGCTAATGACGCAATGCGTTCTGGCTACATCGGGCAGATAGCAGGTATTCAAGTATTTGAATCTGCTAATGTTGCCGTTGATGGCGATGACGATGCAGTTGGTGCAGTGTTCTCTAAAGAAGCACTTGCTATTGCCCTGAAGCGCGACTTCAACCTTGAGACTCAACGAGATGCCTCACTACGAGCATGGGAGCTTAACGCTACCGCTTGCTACGGTGTTGGTGAGCTTGATGATACTTATGGTGTTGGACTCTTAGCTGACGCGGTACTTTAAACTGAATAGCCTCACCCTTTCGGGGGTGGGGCATTTCTTTAGAGGTTTATATGGCATTTTCTACTGATTCAGATTTGACGGCAGTGATGCCCGATGCTACTCAACTGGGTATCGGATCGTTTACTGATGAGCACCCTAAAGCTAGGGCTGACATTGAGCGCGATCTTAGAATCCATTGGTGGAGCAAAAAAGGGCTGTCTGGCGAGATGGATGCCAGTCTGCTTACCGAGTCCCAATGGACATTATCTGCTGTTTATCTCGTATTATGGAAGTACGCACTGCCTCAGTTATCAACTTGGGGTGCAGGTGATAGATTCGTTGATATGATCGACTTCTATAAGGGCAGGTATGGCGAGGAGTTTGAGGCTGTTCTGCGCGATGGCGTGGAGTACGATGCCGATGACGATAGCACTGTTACCAACGCAGAAAAGATACCAGTGCATAGCGGAAGATTAGCCAGATAATGCAATTTAAGGTAAAGTCCAACGCAAAGGCTATCGAGAAGCGCACCAATAAGCGCGGCAAGGAGCTTAGCAGGAGTCTTAAAAGGGCATTGACCATAACGGCGGCACAAGCAGAACTGATTATAAAGGACAGGACGGCAAAGGGAACTGGGTATAAGGGCGGCGCATTTGACCCGTACAGCGCAGACTATTTAAAGTTCCGCACTGGAAAGGGCAGAGGCTCTATACCTGACCTTGAATTTAAGGGCGATATGCTTAATGCCATGACTCAAAAGGTAGACAGAAAGAAGGCTGTTATATTCTTCTCTGGTGCTAGCGAGTCTAAGAAGGCGGCAATGAATAACAAAGGCAGACCTTTCTTTGGGCTTAGTGACAAAGAGCAAGACAGGCTTGGCAGAACATTCTTTAAGGCGTTGACATGAGTGTAAGAGAAAGCATAGCGGCAGAACTTGTTACTACATTGGCGGCTATAACGTCACCCGTTACTATAAAGACAGTGACCAGAGAGCCGTTTAACTTTGAAAGATTATCTAATGCTCAATTCCCTGCTATTCTAGTAAGAAGCGCAGACGAGAATAGAGAGGATTCTACGCTTGGCGGTACGCTTACTCAGCGCATGGCTACAATTGACTATCAGCTTGTATGTTATGTGAAGGATTCAGGGCACATAGACACCGCTAGGAATAACTTGATAGAAGCGATAGAGGAAGGACTTGATGCTGATAGGACGCGAGGCGGCTACGCCATAGACACGCAGATTAATAGCGTTGAGATAGACGAGGGTTCAATTGATCCTGTCGGTGGAGTATTTATAACTGTGCAGGTATTATATACATATCAGCGCGGCACAACTTAATTTTAATGGCGATTAAGCCGAGGGTATTATCATGGCAACAACAACAGGTTCAAGTGGCGTAGTAAAGGTTCAAGTAGCAGGTGTGACTGTTGCTTTGGTTGGCAATGTTCGTAGCTTTTCAATTGACGGATCAGCAGACACTATTGAGGCATCCGTTATCGGTGACACTACTAGACAGTATAAGGCAGGGCTTAAAACTAGCACTGTATCTGTAGAGTGCTACTGGGATGAGACAGACGCGCAACAGGCTTTGATGGATGAAGGCGCAAGCGTTGATTGGGAAATATCGCCTACTGGCTTGGGTACTGGTGAAAGCTATTTCGCAGGGACAGGCGTTGTGACAGGGCGAACAATTACCGCATCATTTGACGGAATGGTTGAGGCTAGCTTCTCCATCCAGACTACAGGCGGCATCACTGAAGCATCTCATTCTTAATTTGAAGGGGTATAAACTATGGGGCTTGCAAAAGAGTTAAGAGCTAGACGGGAAGTAGACCGAAGGGAAGTATTGGTGGATGAGTGGGGTGACGAATCTGGAGCATTTAAGTTGTACAGCGCACCGTTAAGCTGTTATGACCTAGACCGACTACAGAAGAAACACCCGAACTTTATGACCAATACTACCATCGGTGCTATGGTTGACTTGATTGTAATGAAAGCACAAGACGAATCAGGTGATCGGATATTTAAGTTGGCTGAAGATAGGGCTGACTTGATGGGCGAGGAGACTAGCGTCATATCAGAGATTGCGAATCAAATGTTCGCTGACGTTACCCCCGTAGAGGATGCCGAGGGAAACTAAGAAGCGATCCGTCAAGGATGAACTTGATAGCATTGGCTGATCGCCTACACATGACCATTTCTGAAGCAGAGCAGATGAGCGTTTCTGAGTTTAACGAATGGGTGGCATATTACAAAATAGTGAGCGAATCCAATGGCTAACCAAAAATTCCAAATTGTAATAAAAGCCTTAGACAAGACAAAGGGCGCGTTCGCGTCTGCTACAAGAGGCATTAAAGCGGTAGGCGGTGCTGTATTTAACCTTAAAACTGCACTAGTTGGGGTAGCAGGACTGGCGGGGTTCGGACTGCTTATACGCGCAAGCCTTAAATCAACCGATGCCCTAGCCAAAACAGCGTCTAAAATAGGAACGACAACTGAGGCACTTGGCGCATTGCGTTATGCCGCAGACATTACTGGCGTTCCGATAACTACTATGGATATGGCTTTACAGCGGTTCACCAGACGTACCGCAGAGGCGGCAAAAGGAACTGGTGAGGCAAAAGGTGCTATTAAGGAATTAGGCATTGATGCAAGAAAACTTAACAATATGCCCCTCGAAGAAAGGATGCTCGCCCTTGCTGATGCTTTTGCAAAACAAACTAATGAATCCGACAAACTGCGATTAGCATTCAAACTGTTTGATTCCGAGGGTGCGGCATTAGTTAATACCTTGAGCTTGGGCAGGGACGGACTAGCGGGGCTGATGGGCGAGGCTAGAGCGTTGGGTGTAGTGATGTCCTCCGATGCGGCACAGGGCGTGGAAGATGCTAGCAATGCATTCACCAGATTGGGTGCGCTCTCCAAAGGCGTTCGAGATCAATTCACTGCGGCACTAGCCCCCGCTATTACGCTTGTTGTGACCAAACTTACTGAGTTCTTCAAAGCAATTGCCGATGATGATGGCGGTGTTGCAAAGTGGGCGCAAGGCTTGGCGGCTTCATTTCTGCAAATGACCGTAACCATTGCGGTGTCTTTGAACGCTATGGTGAACGCGGTAGGCAACACCATTGCGAAAATCCAAAATAAGGTGAATAATTTTACATTTGCCGCTATGGTGGCATCGTTAAATCCACTTGGCGATTCAGCGGATGAGGTCGCGGCTAAGATATTTAGAATGAAATTCATCTTAGCGAAGATGAAAGCTCCTGATCTTGATTGGGGCGATCTAGAAAGAGAAGAACAGAACTTTATGTTCTTCAATCGCGCAGGGAAAACAGTGGAGTCTCTTGGCAGACGTTTGATTGAACTGCAACAAATACAAGAAGGAATGACAGGTGTAACTGCCGCTGATCTTGGCCTTGAAAATGTTATTGATGTCGAAGCATTCAAAGCACAGATAGCTGAAATGGTCGCATCAATAGGTACGATAGGTGATGCCAGTTCTGATGCCATTGATAAAGTGGTTAATCTAGCGGATGACAAAACCCCTAATTTTTTCGATGGTCTGGCTGATTCTTTCGAGAAAGCTCAGAACGCAATACCTAGCCTTCAGGACTCTATGGATAAGGTTGCTCAGACAATGAGCGTAGGAATTACCAGAGGATTTACGGACGCTATCACTGGAGCTAAGAAGTTCAAAGACTCAATGAAAGATGTAGCTAAGAGCGTTGTTGATAGCCTCATACAAATGATGGTGCAGAAGTTAATTGTTGATCAGTTATTTGGTGCTATCACTACTTGGACTAGCGGCTTGGGGCGCGGTTCTGGCTCACCAACTGGCTCTTGGGGTGCGCCTGTGGGCGATATGGGCGGGTCGGTGAGAGGCACGGCGGCAATAGGCGGCTC